CCTTTATTAGATATCTGATATATTCCCTCATACCCTTTAATATCCTTCCAAATTTCCATAAAATAAAAACCTACTTATCATCAGGTAGTGCACTGAATCAAAATAGGTTTTGTAAAAATTATTTATTTGAGCCACTACTCTCGGGTGTAAATATACACTTTTTTTAGACAAATTGTAACAAACTGAAAGCTATTTAGTTATTAAGACATGATAAAGACATACGAGGCGGTATTTAATCAAGCTAAAAACAAGGGGGTGTATTCTATTTCCTTAGTTGATGAGCCAGCAATGGAAGGCGAATTTATAGCCTTATCAAAAGATGTTAAAGTTGAATTTAAAACTTTAGACGAAGAGCAGCGTATCATTATCGGTTTAGTTTTAGAACCAAACAAACCAATTTACAGAAGCCAAAACGGAGAAGAGTTCAATATAGTTTTCTCAGAAGATACTATAAAAGACTTATCACACAACTTTTTTAAACAAGGGTATCAAAGAAATTCAAGTTTAGAGCATGATGGTAATTCTATTGATGGAGTTTCATTTGTTGAAAGCTGGATAGTATTAGATTCACAAAAAGACAAATCTAGTGTATTAGGTTTTGAATATCCTAAAGGCTCATGGCTTGCTACAATGAAAGTAGATAGTGAAGAGATTTGGAGCGACTATGTAAAGAGTGGAAAAGTAAAAGGTTTCTCTATAGATGCATTTGTAGAATTACAAGAAGTTAAATTAAATAATCATAATAAAATGGATGAGCAAAAAACAATAGCAGCGGCTGCAATCGAACTTAAAGACGCTGTAATTCTAGCTTTTAAAGACATGGCTAAACCCAAAGAAGAGCCTGTAAAGATTGAGTTAGGTAGTATTAAAACAGCCGATGGTGCTGTTACGATAATGTACGACGGCGAGGCTTTAGAAGTTGGTGGTGCTGTTTGGATTGACGGCGAAGACGGTGCAAGAATAGCCGCACCAATTGGAGAACACGCTTTAGAGGGCGGTATGGTTTTAGTAATTACAGAAGAGGGAACGGTAGCAGAAGTTAGAGAAGTTGCAGCAGAAGAAGCACCAGCTGAATTAGCAGAACCAACACCAGCAGCAGCCCCAGAAGCACAAGCCGAGGACGCTGTAAACGCTATCAAATCTTTATTAGTGAAATTCACAGAAGATGCAAAAGCGGAACGTTTAGAGTTTGAGAAAGCAATAGATGAAAAGTTAGCAGGGTTTGATGGTAAACTTGTAGAGTTTGGAAAGCAACCAGCAGCGGACAAGATTAAACCTATACCTACTAAAGTTGAATACAGTAAAATGTCAAACTTTCAGAAATTAAAGTATAACGAAGAAAACGGTTTAAGATAATGGCAACGGCAAAGAAAATAAAATTTGTAAACCCTTTTGAAAGAGGGGTTACTTATGAGCAGTTTTTAAAGTCGATACCTAAAGGTAAATCAATAAGCGACCACTTAAAAGGTAAGTGTTCAAGTGAGCAAATAGAATGGTTAAAAACAGAATTGAAACAATTTAAAACTAAATAAAATGGCAGTAGTATTTTCGGGAACTAAACTCCCACAAAGTGAACTAGCGGAGATCCAAAAAGAGATCTACGCCGATTGGGGAACATTCCGAGATGGAGATGTTACCATAAATGAAGGACATAAATCAAGCGCAGACGTTTACGAAAGTAAAGTATCTGTTAATATGGCGGCTTATTCAAGTGCGGCTGTATCTGCAGGGTCAGATTCTTTAGAGGTTGGTAAGACACCAGTATCTCTAACAAAGATTCAATTTGCAGATACAATTGATTACAACACTCTTTTAGATACAAGATTTGAGAGAAGTATGGCAGCAGGAGCATTTAACACAGTATCAAGTGAATTTGATAACGCTGTGTTAGTTGATATTTCTCCAGCAATTTCCGAAACAATGGAAAGTGTGACATGGGATGGAGCAACAACAGCACAAAAAGCATTAATCGCAGGGCTAACGCCAGGAGCTGGACAAGGTTCTATTTCAGCAGGAGCGCAAACATTAATGGCAGCGTCACCTACTAATTTAGTAAATTCGATACCTTCAATAATTTTGCACAATGATTCAGTTTCTAAAGATACACCAGGAGCAGGATTAGGAGATTACAAAAAAGTACTTTCAATTGCAACAATCACAAGTTCAACAATCGCAGCAGAATACGCTAAACTATACGCTACTTTAATTCCTAAAGTTTTAAAGCAAGAAGATATAACTATATATGCGCCTTTAGAGCATTTCCAATTAATTAAGATTGCAAACAATGCAGTAGGAGCAGCACAACAAGTGAACTTCTTAGTTGAGGGGGATAGTGTTTCTTACAATGGGATTAAAATATTATTTAAACCATTAGTAGGGTTTATGATTGCATCCCCAGCGAAGTACTTGCATATCTTAATGGATTTAACTTCAGATATTTCTCAACTTAAAACGGGGGAAAACGCAAACGGAGCAGAAACATTCTGGTATAAAAACGTACAAGCATTTGCAACATGGTGTACTAATCAAAGATATATCACTCTTTACGGAGGATAGAAATAATAATCTAAGGGGTATTAAGTTACCCCTTTTTTAAAACATTAATAATTATGGCAACTTGCGATATAACAGCAGGAAGAGGTAGAGCTTGTAAAGACTCTATAGCGGGTGTTAGAAAGATGTTTCTATACAACTATCTGGAAGACCCTTTTACAATTGTTGCGGGTGAGGCTACAGCAATGAATGTTTTACTAACTGAGGCGTTTGAATATGATTTAGCTGGTAACGGTCAGGTATTAGATGAGAATGTAGTAGGAAGTATAGATAACGGTACAAGATTAAACACTCAAACGATTACGGCAGTATTGCAAAAGATTGACGCGGCAACAAGTGCTGAATTAAATTTAGTTGCAAAGTCATTACCACAAGCAGTAATACAAACTAGAGACGGCAACTATCACGCGGTAGGAGTTTCAGAGGGTATTAATTTCTCAATAGTAGAAAACACAGGAAGCGCAAAAGGAGATTTAAGCGGTTATACTTTAACAGGTATTAGTGAAGAAAAAGATTTGTCTCCAATATTAGACAGCGCAACAGTAACAGCATTTTTAGCAGTAGTAGCGGTAAACCCATAACGGATATTTACAAATATATTGAAGCCTTGTCATTAGACGGGGCTTTTTTTTGTAACAAATTCAACTATATTTAGTTATTAGATTATGAAAGTAGTAGTAACGACAGACACCACTCATAATATAGTTTTAACTCCTAGGGGTTACCCAGTAGGCGCGGTTGTATTAACCCTACATAATGAAGTAGATAGGATTGAGACTATTGTATCAAATTCTTACGTAGTTGCTGATGGTGTTTTAACTATTACTTTTGATTTTACTTTCTCAGAGAATGATAGATATAGTTTTAGGATAGAAGAGGGCTCTACGGTTGTTTATAGAGGTATGATAATAGCAACGGTACAAGTTCCACAAGATTACAAATTAACGACAGGATTATATGAGTAATGATAAAAAATCAGATGTAATATTATTAGAGTTTTCTAATTATGTACGTCCAGACGTTGTAGAAGTTCAGTCTAAAGAGTGGGTTTTAAACGGTAAAAATAATTCTTTTTATCAGTATATTATCGATAGATATAACGGTTCGCCAACAAACGCTGCTATTATAAACTCCTATGTAGATTTAATTTATGGTAGAGGGTTGACGGTTAAAAACGTTCAAAGTAATCTAGCAGACTTTACAAAGTTAAAGCAAGTATTAAACCCTAGAGATTTACGCAGAATTATTGCAGACTTTGAAATGTTTGGTCAAGCGTCCGCAGATGTTATACAAGACAATAATAAAGAACTAAGTTCTATAAATCATTTAGCGCAAAATTTAATAGCACCAAGTACAGCGAATGAAGATAATGTAATAGAGTCTTATTGGATTTCAAGAGATTGGAGTAAATACTTACAATCTAAATATAAACCTGTAGACTATCCAGCATTCACAGGAAAGCACAAGCAAGAAATATACTCTATACAGCCATACAAGGCAGGGAAGATATATTTTTCTGATCCAGACTATTTAGCGGGGTTACCTTACGCTGAAATGGAAGAGGAAATAGCAAACCTAAATATAAATAGTATTAAATCTGGTTTAAGTGCGGGTTATATTATTAATTTTCCAGACGGTAATAGTTATTCAGAAGAACAAAAGAAAAAGATAAAAGCCGATTACAAAAAGGAATTAACAGGCTCACCAAACGCAAGTAAATTTGTTTTAGCATTTAACGCAAGAGATACAGGAATAACAGTAGAGCCTTTTCCGGTAAACGACAACATTCATAAGCAATGGCAATTTTTAACC